CTTATTATTTACTGGCGTTCTCAAGCACCAGTCACACAGTCATCGGTGATTTCTATTTTATTTTATGGATTCGCACTTATGTATTTTCTGTTTCTAGCGAGTTGGAACGCACAGACCATCTGGCACACGATGAGGAAGTCACGATGAGTTCGACCATGTGGCCTAACAAGCCTGCCGGAGCCGTCCGTCTTACGCCTCGCCCCTTTCTTTAAGCAGCCGTGATGCTTTTTTCGCCTTCACTTCATCGCGGGTTTTTTCAATAAGTTCTGTCTGCGCCAAAAATGTATCTTCCCTGTCAGGTGTCCAGGACGCTACCGGCTCCTGCTCAAAAAGGCTGAGTAGGAAATGATTGTATTTTCCTGTTTCCACTGGAATAAGTTCGCCCCAATTATTTTTGGTTGCCCCAGCGCTCACCATTCGTTCCGGCTTCTCACGGATGTCAAATGCGATCAGAACTTTTTGTATATGCTGCGCAGCGTCGGCATCTGTCTTAACTGGCTTGGTCATCGTTTCGGCAAGATGCAATGCCGTCTTGACGATAATGGCGGTCGTAAATTCACGGTCTTTGACCGGCACCAATGTGTCGGCATGATTGTAAAAAGGCATGTCGAATTGGTTTTTATCCCCAGCCAACACCCATTTTTTACCACCCTCCCACATTTTGTTAATCGCCAACTTGCCCTGCGCCATACTTTCTTCTGCGGCGGATTTACTGGCCTTCATGTCGGCGACAAATCCGGCAAGCAGTTCAACCTTCGCCGCGCGTTTTTCCGGGGCCAGTCTAGCGTCGTAATCGGTTTCCACGGTTATGATGTCGGTGCTTTTTTTCATGGTGTCGGTTGGCTATGCCAGATTTTAATTTGAGCTTCTTTCATTGCTTTTTTTTGTTTTGGAGTTCGCTGATTAGGAAGTAGTGGCATTGGCGGATACTGTGGCAGGTTCATCGCCGATTCGACAACGCTAAAACATTTTTCTGCGGTGGCTTTGCTGACTGAGTGCTTCTTCGTTCCGCATTTTTTGGAAACACTTACAATCCCGTCGCCGCCGGCAATGTCGAAATACCCCTTGCGGAGCGCCATCATGCGGAGATACATGCGTAGGTCGCCGGGATATTGCAGCCCGCGCGCTGTCGCCGCCTTATCTCGCTCAAAAAACTCGCGTAGTTTTTCTTCGGCGGCGCTGTCGTGCAGGTTTTTGAAATGCTGATGAATGAATGAAACTATTTCTGCGGCATGTTCAAAATCGAATCGAAACTCTATGCAAATGACTCGGATTTGCACCACGATTTCTTTCGATGAATGCTGCTGTGCAAAGGCAACGATTTCCGTAGCCAGATTGAAGTTTATACCGAACTCAGCACAAACCGAATGGATTAGGTTTTCGCCTTCCTGATTGTCCGCAGTTGTTTGAATTTGTTCGCCGCTTTCGTTGAAATGCGCCGAAGAATCCTTGACCAAAGAATTGTCATCGAGAATTTTCTTGGCGTCCAACACCTTCCGATGAACTGTTTCAATTAAGTTTTTGCAGTGGGGACATACTCCGGCTATCAGATTTTCCGCCGGCTTTTCGCATCGCGGACAAACAAACGGCGCTATCGAATAGTGGTTGTTCCCGGCGGCGTCTTTCATTGCGCCCCCTTCCTTTGAATGGCTTCAATTCCCGCTTCCGTTTCCGCGATCCCGTTGGCCAGCGCCTTAATGCCTACTGACTGGCACGATTCGCCGGGATACAAAGCCAGCCGGTCTATCCGCGCCGCCAAATCTTTTTGCAGCGGGTCGTTCCGCCTGACGACAACCTTTATCTCGTTTGTTTTTTTCTTGGCCACGGCTTATCTTTTTTTAATAGGAATTAAAAGTCAACACAATTCTTTCTTTGTCCTGCGCTGGAATTATCCGGCGCGTTTTTAGTCGTTGTGCGGGTTTCGGGATTCTTCTTGTGTGAATTTTGATGCTTGCTCAAACCGTGTGTAGGTTTTCAGAAACGTCAGGTTGATGCAAATACCGCGCGCTTCGTTGCGCTGCTTCCGCAACCAGAGTTCCATCGGAGCGGATTCGGGCGTTGAGTTTTTCTCAAAATCTTTTGGCTTCTTCAAGTGCCAGTATCCATCCGCGTCCTCACCCAGCGCGCGCGCGCCCTTCAAATGCACGTTGCCCTTGGCGTCCTCTGTCAGTTGTGAAAGCACGATGACCGGCACGTTTAATTCCTTGGCCATGTTTTTGAAACCCTTGCTCACCTGGTCAAGCTCATTCGTCCGGTTCTCCGCGCCTGGAGATGAAAATAATTGAGCGTAATCGGCCACGATCAGCTTTACGCCGTGCTGTTGGACCATGCGGCGGGCCTTGGAGCGCATGGTTTGAATCGTCATGTCGCTGGTGTCGTCAATGTGAAGCTTGGAACCAGACAGCCTACCTGATGCGGTCATTAGCCTGGGAAAGTCTCCGTCGCACATTCTGCCTTGTCGGATGTCCCTCATGTTCACGCGGCCAACAGAGCATAGCGAACGCTTCACAAGCGACAGCGCCGACATCTCCGCGCTGAACACGCCGACAGGCAGTCCAAGCTCAAGGATTACATGCTCGACAATGTTCATCGCTAGAGAAGTTTTTCCGTCTGAAGGAAATGCGGCTATCAGGATGTATTCTCCGCCGTGCAAGCCGTCTGTTTCTTTGTCGAGGTCAATCAGGCCGGTGGATAATCCTGAAATTCCCCCGTTCCGGTTGAATATCGCCTCGATGTCCACCAATGCTTCACTGACAATTTGGCGGATTGGCTTCATGTCGCCATTGCCATTGGCTTGGCGCAACGCCAGCACGTCGCGCTCAAATGAATCCATCAAATCAGTGATGTTGCCTTCGTCGTCATACACCTTTCCAACAAAATTTGAGGCAATTAAAATCGCCCGCCGAAGCATCCATTTTCCGCAAATTATTCCCAGCCATTCCTCAAGGTTGCTTTCAAGAAATTCCGCCGCGTCCTGTGCTGCCGACAGGTAGGGAATGCCGCCAGCCTGATCTAGCAGGTTTTTATTTTTTAGCGCCGACTGGACGGAAATGATGTCAACTGATCTGCCCGCGTCCGTGAGTTCGTAAATGACGCGCTGAATTTCCTGATGCCGAAGGTCATAGAAAACTGAAACGTCGCTGCGGGTTTTTTCCGCAACAACTGAAATCGAATCACGGCGCGGACTAAGCTGGCACCCGATGACCGCCATCTCGCTGGCCGCGTCGTGTGGCGGAAGCCGGTCTGTGTTCACCGCATGGTCGCCGCGCATCCGACGCGAGCGTTTCAAATCTGGTTCTGAAATTGAGTCCATGTCAGTATCCGTTTTGTTGGTGTTGAACTGCTTTTTTATCTTCATGGCTGACTGGTAAATCCTTCGCCGCATAGTAACCATTGAATTTCTGCTTTCCAAAAAGGGTTTCTGGGCGGAGATATTCCTGCATCCGTGTGTCTTTCCAAAGCTCACACTGCCGGGAAATCATCTGGCGCACCCCGGCGATGTCCACGCCGGATTCTTTCAGCCGCGCGTTGATCGGCTCAAGCGATGACTCCGACTCCCGAAAATGCTTACCGCTTTTTTCGTTCAAGAAGTGGAGGGCAACCCGGCTTTCTGGAGAATAAATGCTTGTAGCATCACCCAAGCATTGCTTGTCTCCATTTCCTTTTCCTTTTCCACAGTCTTCTTTTTGGGGTGTGGGGGCTTTTTCTTTATTCCAGCGGGCTGCGGCTGCGGCTTTTGCCCTGATTGAAAAGGTTTGGTGGTAGCCGTTGTGCTCCTGCCAATCGTGAATAGTTCCATTTTCATCAACAAAACCACAAATCTTCAATGCTTGTAGCATTGCTTGCGCATTGCTTGTGTATCCAACAAGCTCTGCTATTTCCTCTGCGGAGTATCCCGACAGGTCGCCGTCCGGTTGGTTCTCTGCCGCCCAAGCCCAAAGCCTTGGGGGTAGCCAAAACGCATCCAGTCCAAGCTTTATTTTCAGCCGGATAGTTTTTTTGTGCGTGTAAAATCCTGTTTTCACGCGGATGTAGAGACTGCTCATAGCAGCAATCCTTTAGCCTTCATAATCAAAAGCATAATTCTGTCCGCGCAGCGGTGAGACACCTTGCCGTCATCCATTGCTGGACTGCGGGAAGCGAGGTCGCCACGCGGACAGAATTAAAATTTCGTTTGGTTGTTCTCATTTGGAATCGTCTCACCGATTCACTGACGCGCCAACTATTTTAGAAACAATTCCGGCTGTCAACAAAATTTCGCGGTGTTAATACGAACTTCACCTGATGCGGGTTTTACCTGAGATGATTTTTCGGCAAAGTGTGCTTTTGAACCGGGCAAAATTTTAGAGCGCGGACTGCCCAAATTCAGCTTCATCGGCTTTCCAGCATTGTTCAATCCTGCCGCCTTGCGCCGCGCCCGCAGCCTCGCCATTGATTCGCGGATGACTTTCCGGCGCTTGAGGCAGTAGGCGTCAACCGGAGCGGCGGCGGGCTTGTAGCGGGCGAGGATGGGCGCAAGGCTGGCGATTTCGGCGGTGGTCATATTACTTCCCAAACTGAAATCAGCCGCCCGTTCGCTTCGGGCCGATTGCTGGGCCGCGCCGACACCCGGCGAATCAACCCCTTATTTTTTAGCGAGGCAAAAAGCACACCCCACCAATTTACATGGTCAGGAACCGGAAGCAGCCGGTGCAAATCTTCGTTGGTGAATTGCCCCAACCTAGGAGCGTGAAGCGCGAATCTTGCAGCGGCCTCATCAATCCATGCTCTTTTAATTGTCGCAAGTTCGAGCTGAATCATAAAATTAGAAATTTATTTTCGTAACGGAACCATTGATAACACAATTCGGAATTGAGAGCAAGACATTTCTGTTGAAAAATCGCTTGACGGAACTTGTTTCCTTTGATAAAGTCTTGGCAGATGAAAGAAACACCAACATTGTCAAGCAGGATTAAAGGTCTGAAAAAGCCCGGCGACAGTTTTATTCTGAAAACCGCCGCCGAACGCGACCGGGTTTATGCCACAGTTCAGATGCTGCTTGAAGAGAAACTCATTTCAGAAAACCTGACCATCAAGACGATGCCCTGCGCTTCTGGCTTCAAAATTTACGCGATATGAAAACCAACAATCAACTTCACCGGGAATATGTTCGTGGCACGGCGGCGCAATACCCGCCGGCCGCAGTTGCCCATTCCGAAATGATGGCTATCGCCGAAAGCGACCGCGAAGAAAAGCGCGAATGGCTCAAGCTGGCGCTGGAACTTGAAAAGGAGCGGAAATAATTTATGGCTGCTAAACAAAAAATATGAAACTACTGCCACGCATCCCACTGGGTGAAGAAACAAAAAACGGATTCCGCGTTGTCGAGGACGACCCAAGCCGTGATTATTCCTTCATGGACGAAACCCGCGCCCGCATTCGCCGCGAGCGGTGGTTCATCGCCATCCTGTCGGCGATGGCGCTTGCCGCCGGGCTGATTTATTATTTTCTGGTCAAATGATTTATGTCAAACAAGCTTACGATTTCAGGCAAGCCGATTTCGATAATTTACACCATCGAAAACGAGGCTGAATTTGCGAAAGAAAACCCGCTGAACTATCGCCATAACGGGCTAAAAGCTCACGGCGCTTCATGCTGCGATTTAATGGAGTGGCGCGAGAAGGCGATTAAAAAAATGGAGGCGGCTGGAATCAAACCGCCGGCACTGTTTGAAGAATAATTTCCTGCGGATGCAGGAAAATGGAATCCTAAAAGGAAAAAAATGAGCCTAAACTTTTCAATGGAGGACGTTTTGAAACATAATGCGCGGGTGGCGGCTGGCAAGATTTCCGGCGCGACTGGCGGCACCTCTGCCGCAAGCAAACCTGTTGACTGCTTAACAGTCGCGCCGGGAGTCCGCATCCGGCAGGACTCAAAGCCTCTGATGAACAAGTTGGAGCGAGAATGGTTCAATAATCTAGGAGCGTTGGCATCAACTAAAAATCTCCGAGCGCAAGCAATTCGGGTTAAGCTGGCAAACGGATTATGGTTCAAGGTTGACCTGACTTGTGAGATTGACGGCAGGATGACTTGCTTTGAAGTCAAGGGGACATTCGCTTTTCGAGGCGGGTTTGAAAATGTTAAATCCGCAGCAACGCTTTTTCAAGAATGGGATTGGTTTCTAGTTTGGAAAAAAGATGGTGTTTGGAAGTCGCAAAAAATACTGCCATGACCCTTTTCCAACCATTCCGCCAGTCGCCCGACGCAGCCGACTTTGACCGCGACGAGCGGAGGTTTAATTTGAATCATGTTGCGATGAGCGGAAACCGACCGGGGATGACGCAGGATTTCCACGCTGTAAATCCCGGCGTGAATGCCTCCCTCGTTAGGCGCGACGATCCGCCGCATGATTCAATAACTTTGCGGCGATTCCTCCCCGCCGCACGTCGGGATGCTGCGCGACCAGTTCGACGTAAAAGCACAAGCGCAGACGAAACGCCTCGTTTGGCGTGACAGCTAGAGAGTGTAGCCGCCAGCCGGACGGCGCGATAGTCCGGCACAAATTTAACGCAACCAAAAACAAAATGAACAACGAAACCAAAACAGTTGATGTCGAAGTCTTGAATCCGGCTGATGACAAGCTTGTAAAATACGCGGATTCGACCGGGCTTGAAAAAACGGCGGCGTCATCGCTGGCTGACGCCTTCAAACCAATCTTCGCCAAAGCCCGCGCCGCGATTGATGACGCGCGGGGCGTGGCCGAATCCGTGAAGGATGCAACCTGTGTAAAGGAAATCCGCAAGTCTCGCGCCTGCCGTCTCGCCTTGCGCGCCGTCCGGCTCGAAAGCGAAGCTGCCCGCAAGAAGCAAAAAGAACACGCGCTGCTTTATGGCCGCGCCGTGGATGGATTCCACAACATCCTGCTCGCCGATCTGTCTCCGGTGGAAACTGCGCTGCAAGACGCCGAGGACATCGCAGAGCGTGCCGAGGCGGCGCGGCTGGCCGAATTGAAGTCGTCACGCGAAAAGGAATTGCAGCCGTTTCTTGACGTTCCTGTTTTCGGCGACCTGTCCGAGCTTTCGGCTGAGAATTATGCCAAAATGCTTTCCGACGCCAAGCTTTTGCGTCAGGCGAAGATTGACGCCGCCGCGAAGCTGGAAGCCGAGGCGAAAGCCAAAGCGGAAGCGGAGCGCATCGAACGCGAGCGCATCGCCGTTGAAAATGCGCGGTTGAAAGCCGAGGCTGAAGCCCGCGAAGCTGCCGCCAAAGCCGAGCGCGAGGAAGCCGCCCGCAAGCTCGCCGCAGAGCAAGCGGCAGCGAAGGCTGCACAAGAAGCCGCCGAAAAAAAACTGGCCGCCTTGCACGCCGTTGCCGAGGCTGCGCGTAAAGCTGCCGAGGAAAAGGCCCGCAAAGAGCGTGAGGCGATTGAGTCCAAAGCGAAAGCCGAGCGTGCCGCTGCCGAGAAAAAAGCGCAGGCCGAGCGCGCCGCTGCCGATGCGGAAGCCAAAAAGGAGCAGGCGCGGCTGCAAGCCGTCGCCGACGAAGAGCGCAAGAAATTAGCCGCTGCCGAGGCCGCTGCGCGTGCGCTACGCGATGCGGAAGCGAAAAGGCAGTCCGAAGCTGCTGCCGCCGCCAAAAAAGCCGCTGCCGCGCCGGACAATGCCAAACTAAAAGCCTTTGCAAAGACGCTGCGAGAAATGGAAATTCCCACACTGTCAGCCACCCTTCTTACGCCGACAATTGCCGTCAAAATCGAAGAATTGGCGAAATGGATTGAGGCTCAAATTTCAACCGGAGAACTGCTGTGAAACTCCACCTAACCGTTGACCGCGACGGCGAGGACTTTAAGGTCATCGCCGACGTGGAGTATCACCGCGCGTATCGCGGGCATCGGGACAGTTGCGGAGGCGTGCGCGGTGCGGGGCCGCCGCTTGAACCGGACGAGCCGGCTGGTTTTGAAATCAACAGCGTCACCGATGGCGCCGGCAACGAAATTGACGTGGACAAAAAGCTTGAGCAGCGCATTTTAGAGGAAGCGGGCGAACAGATACAAAGCGAAAAAGAAAACCAGTATTAATTTATGAAGCCAATCGAAGAATTGCCGATCACCGCCGAGGCGCACAACGCGCCGCAAATGGGGGTTTCCAAATTCACACCGAATGAGCCACAGCCGATGGCTGTGGCCGCGCCGCAAGGCATAACAATTCAGCAGGCCTTTGAGGCTGCCGCAACCAAGTCGCTCGACAAGGATTCGCTGGCCGTGATGAAAGAGCTTTTGGCGATGGACGCCGAAAGAAAATTTAACATTGATTTTGTGAAGCTTCAATCCGCGCTTCCAAAAATTGTCGGGGTGCGCGCGATTCCAGACAAGTTAGGAAATACAAAATTCGAGTATGCAAATTTTGAGGACATTGACGCGATTGTTCGTCCAATCTGCCAAGAATTTGGTTTCTGCTACTCATTCCGCGAGACTGGCTACGAGAATGGACGTGTGACCACAACAATGACTCTGACGCACTTCGCAGGACACAGCCGCGAAATCCCCTGCACGGTCAGAATTGGCGAAGGCCCGCCCGGCACATCCGCCCCCCAAAACGATCTTGGGGCGCACACGTTTGGCAAGCGCGGCGCACTCGAAATGGGGCTGTCGCTTCACATTGTGGGAAAGCGTGACGACGTAAAAATGGAGGGCGACAACAAAACAAAAATCTCGCCGCAGCAAGTTTCGGAGATTCAGCATCGCATTGGAATGCTTGGTGATGTTGTGGACATGAAGGCGTTTTGGAAATACGCCGGAGCGGATAAATTTTCTGAAATTCCGGCGTCGAAATATAACGACATTGACTTAATGTTGACCCGCAAGGAAAAGGCTCAGTGATGAAAATTCACCGCGACATTTTACAGGGATCACCGGAATGGATGATCCTTCGCAGCGGCAAAATCACCGCCAGCGAACTTTCCAATCTCATCACCCCGACCGGCAAAGTCGGCGAAGGCAAGGGCGTAAAAACCTACATGATTGAAAAACTTTGCGAAGCGTGGATTGGTGGTCCGTTGCCGCAGGTCCAGGGCGTCTTTGACATTGAACAAGGTAAGATTCTTGAGGAATATGCCCGTCCCGCGTTCACGCTCGAAACTGGAATTGAAGTTACTGAGTGCGCTTTCATCGAAGGCAACGATGATCGCATTGGCTGCTCACCGGATGGAATCACTGGAGATGGCGGCGGGCTGGAATTAAAATGCCCCGCGCTGCCGAATCACATACGCTATTTGCTTGACGGTAAATTGCCAGAACAATACACCGCCCAGGTTCAAGGCTCGCTTTTTGTGACACAATATCCACATTGGTATTTTTCCAGTTTCCGGCGAAATTTTCCACCGTTCGTTTTGAAGGTCGAGCAGGATGAAAAATATCAGGCAGCAATCAAAACCGCGCTGGGTGAGTTTTGGCCCATGTTTGATGCGGCCATGAAGCGACTTATTGAGATCAACGGCGGTCCGCCAAATCCACGCAACCGGGGGCTGGCACCGTTTCCAAAAAACATTTTGAAAGAACTTGGCTTTGACCTGCTGGTTTAGCCAGCCCCTGCCGATGAAAAATTTGACATCCATTGAGAACAATGAAACTAAAAACACTCATAATGCTAGGGCAGTCATCGTTGGATCCGGCGACTTGTTCGGCGGATGGCTACGTCTGCAACTGGTGCGATAAAAAAGTGAAAACCTATGTGCCTAAAGGCGGCGACGGCAGCGCAAAGGTCGTAATGAGTCACAAAAACAAACGCGGCGAACTATGCAATGGAAGCTGGAAGCTGCTCCCGTGGGCATAAGCCGCCGAACGGTGCCGATGAGCCGCCGTGGACTAGAGACATTATGAAAAAGAAATCCGTAGCGAATAAAAAGAGACGGCCAAGCACGTTGGCATCAGCGACTGATTCTGCGGCTGAACTGCGGACTATATCTGACCTGCTCGCCGCCGCGCTTGTGGGCGAATATCCCGCCGAGACTGCTCTGAAACGCTACTGCGCGACATTGGCAAGCCCGTTCGATGTTCAAGTGGTGATGGCTAAATTCAGAAGCAAGCCAAAGGCGTTGGCTGAAGCGCCTTGTTAGGTGTCAGCGATAACAAAACTATGAAAACAACTGAGCAAAAAATAATCACTTCCGCAATAGGCTGGTGGAAAAACCACCGACCGCTTGTCTGGAGCCATAAAAAGCATCTCGAAAATCCGACGGTGAACTGTATGTCGCCAAGCCGGAGCGAAAAACTGCTGGCAAAGTCTGTGGCTAAATTTATAAAAGAAAAACGCGCCGCCGCGACCAAAGAGCAAGAGGACATCGTGAACACGCTAATGAAGGAAGCCAATGAGCAAACATAAACCGACCGACCGCGACATTCGCTTCGTCTGCAACTGGTGCGATAAAAAAGTGAAAACCTATGTGCCTAAAGGCGGCGACGGCAGCGCAAAGGTCGTAATGAGTCACAAAAACAAACGCGGCGAACTATGCAAT